GCGCTGGGACCGTTCGACCTCGACCCGGCAGCAGCAGATCCGCGGCCGTGGGACTGTGCGCGAGTAAGCTGGTCAACGCATGGGCTCGAGCACGCGTGGTTCGGCTTCGTTTACTTGAATCCGCCGTTCGATCGCTACGTGGTTGGTAAGTGGATCGCTCGCCTCGCACAGCACGATAACGGCATCACGCTTCTGCACGCCCGCACCGAGGCCGAGTGGTTCGAGCCCGTCTGGCAGCGCGCGAGCGGAATTCTGTTCATGGCTGACCGCATTCATTTTTATCGCCCGGACGGATCGCGACAGCCGGCGAACAGTGGCGCGCCACCGATCCTGGCGGCCTTCGGCGAGGTAGCACTCACGCGATTGCGGCGTTGCGGCATTGCCGGCGCGCTGGTCACCCGTTGGCGGGTCCAGAAGTCACGCCCCCGGCCCCTATTGGCTGAAGCGCAAGCAGAGCTACCGCTGTGACCCTTACCATCGATGTCGCGCCTCGCAAGATCGACGTGCTGGACCACGGCTTTGTGCGCCTCATAGATCACATGGGCGGCGATGAATCCATCGTGCGCGCTGCTCGTGTGTCCTACAACGCCGCCTGGCGCGCAGGCGAGGACGAGGGCTCCGACGCTCGGCTGATCCGTTATTTATGGAAGCTTCAGCATTCGTCTCCGTTCGAAGCGGTTGAGTTTCAGTTCGAAGTCAAGGCGCCGATCTTCGTCCTGCGACAATGGCACCGACACCGAACCTGGAGCTACAACGAACTGTCGGCCCGTTACCGCGAGCTGCCGGAGGATTTCTACGTACCTGCGCCTGATCAAATTGGCGCACAATCGACGAATACTAAGCAGGCACGCGTCGCAGCGGCGCCGGATGCGATCTCGCCCACTTTGATCCGGGCTACGTGCGAGAACGCGTTCAGCGCCTATCGCGCTCTTCTGGAGCGCGGTGTGCCTCGTGAGCTAGCGCGCTCCGTTTTGCCGGTCAGCACCTACAGCCACATGTTCGCGAAGACCAATCTTCGCAACCTGTTTCATTTTTTGACGCTGCGCTGTGATGCGCACGCCCAATACGAAATTCGAGTCTACGCCGACGCAATGTTGAGCCTGATTAGGCCCATTGCCCCCGTCGCGGTGGCGGCTTGGGAGGGATCGAGGCGCGTGGCGCCAACTGCGATGTGAAGAGAGGAGGACACATGGACTCCGCACAGGCGGCGCGGATCTACATCGCGTCGAGCAAGACACGCAATCCGTTCTACCAGCCGTTGGTCGCCCGGATGCGCGCGGTTCCGTACCGCGTCCACGACTGGTCCGATCCACCGTTCCGTTGGGAGGACATCGATCGCAACTACCAAAGCTGGACGATCGCCCGGCATGTCGCCGAGCTGCGCGATCCCGCCTCCCCTGCCCGCCTCCACTATCAGGCCTACTGCAAGGCCATCGTGCAGTGTGACGTTTTCGCCTTGCTTCTGCCGGCCGGCACCGATGCGCACGGCGAGGCCGTGATGGCATCGATGCTCGGCAAGCCGGTGATCGTTTGCTTTGCCGATGGTCGCCCGCAGCGCGAACTCATCCACTGCCGGTTCTGGCTGTTCACCGAGAGCGTCGACGAACTCATGGCCGCGGTAGCCGCGGTGCTCACCGACCCCGAGTCTTACTACCGGCAGAACCCATCACTCCTCAATACCGAGGCAAATGTAGGGAGCTGATTCATGTGTGAGTACGAGAAGCACCTGAACGATCCGACAGTGCTGGCGAAGCGCCACGCCAAGCTCGACCGGCAGATCAGGGAGGGCCAGGAGCTCGAGCGGCGCAAGCAGGATCGTCAGCTGCGCGCCGTGGCCGTCGCCGACAAGTTGCGCGATTTGCCGACGCGATCGAGCGCGCCTGGGGCGGTCTTCCGCAGGACAACCGATCATGATCCGCGCGCTTGGCGTAGATCCCGGCGTCCGCGGCGGGCTCGCCATCATCGAGCTCCGCGATGGCGCCCCGCGCCTGATCGATGCCGCCGACGTGCCCGTAGTCGGCACCGGCGCGAAGGAACGGGTTGACGTTCTCGCGCTGGAGCAGTGGCTGCGCGGGCACGCTCCCGCTCACGCCTTCATTGAGCGGGCCCAGGCACTTCCGAAACAGGGCGCTAGCAGCGGCTTCAAATATGGGCGCGCGAGCGGGGCGATCGAGGCCGCCGTCGCGCTCTGCGCCATCCCGATCGAGATCGTTGAGCCCGCGATGTGGAAGAAGGCCTTGCGCCTGCGCGGCAAGGACAAGGAAGGCGCCCGGCAGTACGCGCTGCAGCTGTTCCCGCACGCGCATCAGCTCTTACGGCGGAAACTCGATCATCAGCGCGCCGAGGCGGCACTGATCGCCTATGTCGGCCTCCGTCATCTTGCGCCGGTGCCGGCGAGGTCCAGCGTCGAGGTGCTTCACGATCCCGCGCAGAAGGAACTCCCACTGTGAAAATCATCTCGGCGGATGAGCGGCTCAGGAATGCCCGCGGGGTCAAATTCCTGATCCTCGGCCCGACCGGTGTGGGCAAGACCACGCTTGCGCGCACCATCGACGAGCCGGCGAGCGTGCTGTTCGTCGATATCGATCACGGCGATCTGGCCATACAGGATCTCAAGATCGACACCGTGCAGATCGACGACTGGCCGGCGGCGCGTGATCTCGCATGTCGGATCGGTGGTCCGCACCCGGGCTACGCGGCCACGCATACCTATTCATCGGCGCATCACAGCGCGGTCGGCGGAGCGCTCGAAAACCTTGAGCGTTATCGGGTGGTCTTCGTTGATGGCCTCACCGCGTTGAGCCGGCTCTCATACAGTTGGAGCGAGCAGCAACCGGAATGCTTTGCACGCAATGGCACCAAGGACACCCGCGCGGCCTACGGCCTGCACGCGCGCGAGATGTTGGCCTGGCTTTTTCAGATGCAGCGCGCGCGCAACACGCACGTCGTTTACACAGGCATCCTCGAGCGGGTAACCGACGAACTCAATCGATTTACCGGCTACGAGCTTCAAGCGGAAGGCGCCAAGGTCCCGCGCGAGATCGGCGCCGTCGTCGACGAGTTCATCATCTATGAGTTCCTGAACTTCGGCGACGGCAAGTCGCCGACGCGCGGCTTCGTATGCACCTCGCCGAACGCTTGGAGCTATCCCGCCAAGGACCGTTCCGGCCGGCTCCAGCAGGTCGAGCCGCCACACCTCGGCAAGCTCATCGCGAAAATCACCACGGATCCGGTCATGGTCGCCCCGGTCAAAGCGGCCGCTGAGTAAGAGGAGTCCCCAATGCCCTATGACTATTCTACCGCGCAGCCCGCGCGCGAGTTCACGATCATGCCAGCGGGCTCCGTCGTGACGGTCTCGCTCCACCTCCGCCCCGGCGGTGCTGGCGAGGACGGCATACTCAAGCGCTCGGCCAAGGGCGACTGCGAGATGATCGATGCCGAACTCACCGTCATCGACGGCGAGTTCAAGGGGCGGAAGATCTGGGAATACTGGATTCTGGAAGGCACCAGCGCCGGCCAGCAGCAGGCGGCGGAGATCTCGCGCTCCACGCTCAAGGCGATCCTCGACGCCACGCGCGGGCTCGAGCCGAACGACATGTCGGCGGAAGCGCGCGCCAAGCGCACGGTCGAGCTCAAGGACTTCGAGGGTGCGACCTTCATGGTTAAGCTCGGCGTCGAGAAGGGCAAGCCCAAGCTCGACGGCTCCAACCAACCCACCGGCGAGTCCTGGCCCGACAAGAACAACGTCGCCGCGGTGGTCACGCGCGGGATGTCGGATTGGAAGGCGATCGAGCAGCCGCCGCCCTTCGATGGGGCCCCGCAGGCGGGCAATGGCGGCGGCGCTTCCTCCGCGGTTGTGCAGCGCCCGGATTGGGCCTGAGCGATGAAGAAGGTCCGCAGCATCGGAGAGGTGTCGCTCTCCGCCATCGAAGACCAGTGGCAGCGCGACGCAACCGCCGCCGCTATCGCTAGCGCGAAAGGGGTCGTTCAGGTTGGCGGCCCCATTCCGCCTCTTACACCGATCGGAAGATTGAGCGACACAGAGTGGGGGTGGATTTTGGCCGCGATGTTATTCGCCTGGATCGGCAAGCGCGCTGAACAGGCAACCTCCGAACAGCTCGACACCGAACGCACTATCCGCATGACCGCACTCGATCCCACACCGTGGGACGCAGGCGCCGTGATGGCGGTCTTACCCGAGCTAGCTGATGCCTGCTCCGGCAAGGTCGATTGGTCGAAGCCGATCAGTGCGTGGCCGCGCGAGATCGTGACCGAGTTCCTGCTCATCGCGATGCGGTTGATCCGTAAGGCCCAGATCGCACGCGACATGAGCGACAAAGGCGTGACGCGGAACGCGGGCGCGAGCCAGATCGCGCGACAGGTTAACGCCGCGGCAGGCAATCCGCTTATGGACCCAACCGAGTTCAACGACGAGGTCCCGACGTTTTGAAAGAGTGCAGTCTTGTTGCTGAACCTCAATAAAGCGAGTTTGTCGCTCGACCCGATCAACAGCGCGTTGAATGCCGAGATCGAGCGCGTCGCCATGGCGACCGCGGAGCAGCCGCGGCCCTATCTCGGCGTGTCGATTGCCGGCTACGAGTGCGCGCGAAGGGTCCAGTTTACTTGGTGGATAAAATCAGAGCATCCCGCCCGGGTGCGCGCGATCTTCGATCGCGGACACTACTTCGAGGGGAGGGTGAAGGAGTGCCTGAAGGCGATCGGCTTTAAGTTCGCGGCCGAGGAGGCGCTCGCCTTTTCCGCCGTCGGTGGAGCGCTGCGCGGACACGCAGACGGCATCATCATCGCTGGACCGAAACCGTATTTCGCCTATCCCGCGATCCTTGAGGTGAAGGCGCTCAACGCCAAGAATTGGCGGGCGCTCGAGCGTGACGGTTTGCGCAAGACTTTCCCGCAGTACGCGGCACAGGTCGCGCTCTATCAGGCGTACCTCGACATCACAAATCCCGCGCTATTCATCGCGGTGAACGCCGATGACTGTCAGCTGTTGTTCTTTCTCGTCCCGTTCGACGCTGAGCTTGCACAATTCTATTCGGATCGCGCGGCCAATATCATCGCAGCTACGCGCACGAGCGAACTGTTGCCGCGAGCGTTCGACGACCCGGAGGATTTCCGCTGCCGTATGTGCCCATACCGGAAACGCTGCTGGGAGCTGCCATGTCCGAAGAGCTTGCCGGCCTCGACCCCGATCTCGTCGGCTTCGACTGCATCTATGAAATCGACCGGGAAGACTGGGACAAGCCATGGTCGTGCCCGTTCAAGCCTGGCTGCGGCGCCAAGAGCCCCAGCGAATGCGCGGCGGCGAAGCAACTCGCCAAGATTTCTCCCGCGCCAGAGCGAATGCAATGAGGGAAAAGAGACATGGCTGATTTCCTGCGCGAACTGGAGGCCGAGCTATATGGCCGATCCGAGATGTGGGAGAGGGCTCTCGCTGCCTCCATTCCGCTGGAGGCCATCGCCGAGATCGTCATGTATCTCGATCGCGGTGAGAACGTTCCCGATCACATCGCCCGCAACGTGAAGATCATCGCGGAGTGGTTGAAGGTATGAGCGCGGCCGCACGCAATCCGTTCGACGCCTTCGTGGGCAGGCTTGCAGCCTGCTTCCGTATGCTGCTGTCAACTAACGAAGGCGAACGCAACGCCGGGGCAGCGGGCGCGCAGCGCATGCTGCTGAACGCAAAGGGCATCGATCTGCACGAGATCGCCGCCCGCCTCGAGAAGCCGAGCGGCCTGAACGAGGATCAGAAAAAGCAGATTCGCGCCGCGATCGAGGAGGCGCGCAAGGACGGCTACGCCGAGGGTGTGCGCGCGGCTGAGAAGCGAGTCTCGTTCAACACCGCCGGATTTAGCAGCACCGATGGGTCGGATGAATGGAAGGCGGTCGCGCTTTATGTGCAGCGCGAGAAGCAGCGGCTGCCGGCGCAGCATCACCAGTTCGTCGACGACATGGCCTCGCGGACGGTGTGGAATCATGACCCATCACCACGCCAGCACAAGTATCTCCATTCGCTGTTTTTGAAACTGGGGGGAAAGATCACATGACTACGCCTGCTCAACCGCAAACTAACGTAGCGCTTGGCGATTTTGAAATCGCGCTGTTCGTGCAGCGTGAGAAGCACCAACTCCCCGATCGGCATCACGAGTTTATCGACGACATGGTTTCGCGCCTTGAGCGTCGCGAGCACTGGCCAATGCTCACATCAAAGCAGCAGGAGTACTTACGTTCGCTGTTTCTCAAGCTCGGGGGAAAGATCACATGAGCATGCAAGACCGCGCGCAGGATGATCCATCGTCGCCCAACATGCTCGAGGCCGCGCTTTGGTACGCGCGGCAGGGAATCCCGGTCTTTCCATGTAGCCCACTCGACAAGAAGCCGCTCACCGCGAACGGTTTTAAGGACGCGACCACGGACGAAACGCAGATCCAGACATGGTGGACGCGGTGGCCCAACGCCATGATCGGCGTCCCCATGGGACCGGCGAGCGGCATGTGGATGTTCGACACCGATCAGGACCCCGCTAAGAACAAGGACGGCGAGGCAGAGCTGGCAAAGCTGGTCGCGCGGTATGGGCCGCTGCCGGGAACGCTGACCAGCATTACGCCGCGCGGTGGCCGGCACCGGTTCTTCGTCTGGCCTAATGGCATCGATATTCGCAACAGCGCCGGCAAGGTCGCCGACGGCATCGACGTGCGCGGTGATGGTGGCTATGCATGCCTACCGCCGAGCCGTACCGCCACCGGCGCAGTGTATCAGTGGGATAAGGGCACCGATACCGGCAAGGCGATCTATGCGCCTGACTGGCTCGTCGAACTGGTCCGCTTCGAGACGCGGGGGCTGCGGCGCGTCAAAGCATGGGCCGCCAAGGCGCTGAGTGACGAGTGCGACACGGTCGCCGCTACGCAGCCGGGAAAGCGCAACGATGCGCTCAATAGGGCCGCGTTCAACCTGTTCCAGATCGTCGCCGGCGGCGCCCTCGACGAGCGGGAAGTATGGGATCGACTGCTCAAGGCGGCGGGCGATTGCGGGCTCATCGCCGACGACGGCGCGATGGCCGCATGGCGCACCATTGAGAGCGGGCGCGAGGCTGGAATCCAGCAGCCGCGCACGCGGCCGGGCGGACCGACGATTTCACCTCCGTCGTCGCCTCCTCCGCCACCGCCGGGGGCGTCACCGCCGTCGCCGGGGGCATCACCGGGACCGGCGCAGCCGCAATTGCAGCCGCGGCGCCAGATACGCTTGGAGTCGGGCGAGCTGATAAAGAACGTCGACGAGACCGAGGCGGCGCTGATCGCGGCCGGCGGGCTCGGTCTCTACCAGCGCGGCAGCCTGATCGTCCGCCCGATCCTCTCCAAGCTCAGGGCTGCCAATGGTCGCCGGACGTTCGGGTGGACCCTGGTCCCGGTCGTGAACCTGTTCATGGTCGAGACCATGATGCGCGCGGCGGACTTCGAGAAGTGGGATGCGCGCGCGCGTCGGTTCGTCCCGAAGGACTGCCCGGAGAAGCTCGCCGACACCTATCTCGCGCGTTCTGGGCACTGGCAACTGCCGGTCTTGGCCGGCGTCGCCAATACGCCGTTCCTGCGCGCCGATGGTTCGCTCTGCGAACAGCCGGGATATGACGCGGCCAGTCAGCTTTTATTCGAGCCGAACGGGCGGATCTTCCCAGCCATTCCCTTGCAGCCTACGCGAGACGATGCCTTGGAGGCATTGAGGTATCTGGAAACGCTGATCCGGGCATTCCCGTTCGTGAGCAAGGTCGACCATTCGGTCGCGCTGTCCGCGTTCCTAACCGCGCTTGACCGGCGCGCCATGATGACCGCGCCGCTGCACGCGTTCACGGCGCCGGCCCCGCGCACCGGGAAGTCGCTGCTGGTCGACATCGCTTCGCTGCTGGCGACGGGGCAGCTCGCGCCGGTGATCGCGCAGGGAAGCAAGGAGGAGGAACTCGACAAGCGCCTCGATACCGCGCTGATCGCCGCCGATCCCATCATCAGCATCGATAATTGTGATCGCGAGCTTGTCAGCAACCATCTGAGCCAGATGCTCACGCAGCAACGGCTGGTTATTCGCATGCTCGGCCACAGTAAGCAGGTCGAGGTCATGGTCAACGCGGCGTTCTACGCCACTGGCAATAATCTGACGATCGCCAATGATCTGACCGAGCGCACCGTGTTGTGCTTGTTGGATGCTGGTTGTGAACGCCCTGGAGCGCGGCATTTCGATTTCGACGTGATCGAGGACGTTCATCGCGAGCGGGAGCAATTGGTTGTCGCCGCCCTCACGGTGTTGCGGGCCTGGCATGTCGCTGGTGAACCGCAACCGGCTGATCCCATGGGCGGGTTCGAGGATTGGTCACGGCGGGTGCGCGGGGCGCTGATCTGGCTAGGGAGGGACGATCCCTGCGGCTCGTTGATCGCGGTACACGCGCGCGACCCCTATCACCT